TTGACCGACCCACCAGCAGCGCCGACCGGAGCGGCCGGCCTGACCTGGCTGCGCCGGGGCAGTGTCGCCGCCCTCGTCCTGGCAATGGGATTGCCGCTCGTCCTCGTCGATGTCTTCTTCGTCGACTGGGTCAATCACCTCTGGCTGGCCAATTACTCGGCTCACATGCTGGCAAGCGAGGGCCGCCTGCCCTCGTTCGTCAACACCGCCGGCCAGATCGGGAACCCGTTTCTAGCCTATTACGGCTCCGGCGTATTCGGGCTTGCCGCACCGCTCGTCCTCGTCTTCGGCGTGCACCTCGGAATGCGGATCGCCATTCTCGTCACGATCCTTGCGCCCGCCCTCGCGATTTCCGGTCTGGTGCGCCGCACGACCGGCAGCGACGCAATGGCGGCGGGGCTGACGCTCATTCTCGGCGGGTCGGTCTATCAGCTCACCAATCTCTACAGCCGGAGCGCGCTCACCGAGTTCTTCGCCTATCAGCTCCTCCTCTTTGCCGCCGTGATCACGGTCGATGCGCTGACCGGCCCGGCGCGACAAACCACCCTGAAACTCGCGCTGGCGATGCTCCTGGCGGCGCTGACCGTCCAGGGTCATCCGCTGACGGCATATGGCGCCGCGCTTTTTCTCGCGATTCCGGTGCTCGTTCTCATCGGCGCGCTGCGGCCCGCGGCGAACGGCATCCGCATCCGCTGGGCGATCCTTCTTGCAGTGGCGTTCCTCTGCGCGGTACCGCTTGCCGGCTGGCTGGCGCTGATTCTGCCCTCGGCCGACGGCACCCGGCTCGCGATTCAGCGGCTCGCCTATTATCCGCATTCGATCGACAGCCTCTATTCGCGGCTTGTCCCGTGGTCGACCGACCTCCGCGTCGACACCTACGGCGTGACGAACGTCTCGACGCCCTATCTCAGCGCGCCGCTCAACCTTGCGGCGTTCGCGGCCGCTGCCATCCTCACGGCCGCGGTCCTGTCGCACCGCCGGCGGCTATGGGCGAGATGGCCCTGGCTTGCCTTTGCAGGCCTCGTCGCGGCGGCCGGGCTCGCCGCGCTGTTCCTGTCCCTGCCCTACGGCAAGGCGGTCGAGCCGGCGCCCGATACCGTGCCGGTGTTCGGTTTCGTCCTTCTCACGACCGATTCGCCGCTGCACCCGGTCCTGCGCCTGCTCCAGTTCGCATACCGGCTGGTCAACATCGTCAATCTCGCGGCTGCGATCGCGGCGGTCGGCCTCCTCGTCGCCCTGATGCGGGCGGGACAGTCGGGCATTTTCCGACGCAGAGGCTGGGAACTTCTCGCCGTGGCCGGCGGGGCGTTGAGCCTGGTGCTGCTCTTCGCAAAGACGGCGGAAGTCGTCCACGAGTATCGCGACCTGCCGGGCTCGGCCACCGCGGGCCGCGAATCCTGGCTCCTGTCGCTGGCAAGCCGGGAAGGCCGGGCCGACGCGCTCGCCACGGCAGAGAACCTGAGCAGACTGCCGCCGCGGTTCTACGGCGCCGGCTTGTTCGTCAGCGCGACGCTCTTCCCCGAACCCGATCCGGGACTGCCGGTGACGATGGTCACGATGTCGCCGGAAGGCTCCGCGCTCGCCTCGGCCGAAGCCGCCTGCACTGCGCCCTGCGCCATCGGCACCGACGCGTTTCCCTCTCCGCTCGCCCGCGCAACGCTGGACGGCAGACCGGTGCCGCCCGATCGGCTTCGGGGTTCGAGCGGGCGCCTGGCGGTTCTCGTCGGGGAATCGGGCAGGCACCGGCTCGACCTTCGATTCGGCGACTGGCGAACCGACCTCGCCGGCTACGGGACGACGATGCTCGCCGCGCTCGCATGGGCGCTTGGCATTGGCGGAATCCTGTCGGCTGCCCGCGAACGGCTGCGCAGCACGTCTTGAAGCCCGGCCGCGCCGTCGCTATAGGGAAGACCCGCGGCAGGCTCCCTTCGTCTAGCGGCCCAGGACGTCGCCCTCTCACGGCGAAAACACGGGTTCGATTCCCGTAGGGAGCGCCAGCGGCTTCGTAAGCCATTCATATCAAGGCGAAATTCTATCTATTGGCAAACCCGACGATCAAGGTTTGCCAATTTTGTTCATGGCTTGTTGCGCCAACCTCTCCTGGTTGGCGGCGCGGGTGTACCGCTCAACCTCTGCCAGCGTCTTGTGTCCGGTGACGGCGCCAATCTCGTGCGGCGTGGCGCCGCCCTCTGCCGCGCGCCGCGCCAAGGCCTTGCGAAGCCCATGCGCTTTGCAGCGCTCCGGCAATCCCGCCGCGCGGATCGCGGCACTCATCATCTGACCGAAGCCCTTCACGCTGAACGGGCTGCCATACTCAGTTATCAAGATCGTGATGTGCTCGCGCTTGGTTACGGCGAGCACAGCCGCCAATTCCGGGGCCACCGGAATTTCGAGCCGCGCTTTCGTCTTTTGCTGAACGACGTGGATCAAACCGTTTTCGTCGGGCCACGTCATCCGGTGCACATCGGAGCCGCGCTGCCCGGTCCATAGCAACAGGGCAAACGCGAGCCGCTGCTTGGTGCCAATTGGCCAATGTCGCTCGAATTGCGCGATCTCCGCTTCGGTCCAAGTGTGACGCTCATTGGAGCGGAACCCCTCAACGCGCATCGCGGGATTGTGCTCAATCCAATCGAGCTGAACCGCGTAGCTCAAGAGAGTGCGGAGCCGCTTCAACAGCACGATCGCAGCGCCGGGCCGATCGGCCATCGCGCCAATGATCGCGTCTACGTGGACGCGTCGCACTTGCGAAACCAGCCGGTGGCCGTGCTCCTCTAGGAACCCGTCTATGACGCGTCGATAATTGGAGCGAGAGGAAGCGGAGAGACGCAGAAATTTCGGGGATTGATAGTAGCGAACGGCGAGGCTCGCGAACGTGCCGGCCGGCTGTGCCTTTTGCACGGCAAGTTGAACCTTGCCCGCCAGGGCCGCCGAGTAGGCGTCAGCAAATTCCGCCGATCCGGGCTCTCCAGGAAGGGGAATGCGGCGGCCGTTGCGCCGAAAGTAGTGGCGCACCTTGCCGTGGCGATCTTTGAAACGGTGGACGTACTTGAGCACTAAGACGGCACCACGTCGGCCCATGTGTCGGTCACTCCCCGCTGGTCGCCTTCGATTGGAAGCGACCGAAAGGCCGCATCCAAATCGTCAACGTCCCATATCCGGCGAGAGCCTAACAGCCTGGGGCGCGGCATGTCGCCCTTGTCCACAAGGCGCCGAAAAAAGCTAGGCGACAGTGACAGGTACACAGCGGCCTCACGCTCATCCAAGCCGCGTCTTAGCGGGAAGTGCGCGGCGATGTCCGCCTTGCGGGGCATGGCGCTACTGCCACGCCTGCGACAGGTCCGGCCCGCGATCCGGCAACGCCTGCCCTGGAGCCCACCAGAACGACGCGCCAGTGGACCGCTGACGGGCGCGAGCGGCGCGCGTTGCGCTCGGGTCCGACATTTCCAGTAGCGCATTCCACAGCGAGCGCTCTACCAGAAGCCGAAGCCACCAAGTGCGCGTGCCGGGAGTGTATCGTTGCGCGAGCTGAACTACCTCGCGAAGCACATGCGGGTTCCGCCCTTCGATCGCTTCACGGATGTTGCCAAACCCGAGCTTTGCGAAATCCTCATAGAGCTGGGCCACCGGGCCGGCGAGCGCTGTAATCGGGCCGCCGCCGAAGCGGTCGTAGTCGCCAAAGAGAAAGTCGCCCATGATCCCGAGCCCCCCGCCCGTCAGCAACGATTGGAGCACAAAGCGGGGATCGTGCATGTCTTGCGGATCGTAGCCCCGCGATATGTTGCTGAGCTGCGTCCGCAACGCTCCTAGCAGGGTCATCGAGGCAATCAGGTAGCCACCAAACAGCACGCCCGACTTGCCCGAGAGTGCTGCCTTCCAGAGGTAGCGGCCCATGGTCAGATTGAAGAACGTCACGCCGAAATTTTTGAACATCGCGGCTGACCGGCCAAGCTCGCCGATGAACGTTCCCGGGTGCGTGTCGCCAATCAGGGCGCTTCGGCTAACAAGATCCGGCGACAGCACGGCCATTTTCACCTCGGCCATTACCATCGCTTTCAGGCGTGCCATCAAATCGAGCGAGGATCGATCGCCCGGCACGAACACGTCATCCGGCCGAAGGAAGGTCGCACCTTCCGGCGTCGTGTACGGTGCGATCGCGCGGAAGCGATCCCAATCCGCCGCCGTCACCCCATGCCGTTCGAGCATCGTTCGAAACGGGAGCTGGTCGAACCTCTCGCCGGCGTGGTCCGCGAACAGGCCGAGCATTTCCATTCCGAATGCCCAACGCGCCATCTGGGTGTGCGGCGAAAGCAAATTGATGTTCATGCTGACGTCAGCGACACGACGGGTCCAGGATGGTCCCGAAGCGTCGAAGCCCATGAAACGACGCATTCCATAGGTGTGCGCCTGAACGGTCTCTGCGATCAGTCCCAGCCTGACGGCGAGCTGACGGTCGCGCTTGTTCGTCGGGTTCATCAGCGACAGATAGCGCCGCATGAAGCGCATACCGTCGAGTGAGTTAAAGTGCTTGGCCATGAGCGCCATGTTGATGTCGGACGGAATGGCGATCAGCGGGGCGCCGCCGAGCAGTGCCGACGTGAGCAGATTGCGCGTGCCGGCCATGACGTTGCCGATCCGGTTGGTCTGAGCCAGCCCGGTCTCGCGGTTCACGGCCGCGAACACATCCTGCAATTTGCGAATTTCGTCGTTTGCCTCGCCGGGGGTCGGGGCAAGCTTGCGGATCATGGTGGCGATGTTCGCGACGGTGGTCGCTGGCGATGGGCCGAAGCGCTTCACCATTGCGATTTCGTGCGCCATGCCGTCCAAGTGCGACAACATCACGTCGAAGATGCTGCCTGAGCCGTAGGCCGCGTGCATCGCCAACCAGGCGTCGGCGCCTTTGAAGTGCATGACGCGGTGGTTATCAAGCTTGTTGCCGATGCTGCCCGGCCGGCTGCCCGCTCCTAGCTGGAGCGTGTTGGCGCCGTCTGTCTGGAGCGTTTCGTAAGCCTCTTTCAGGAAGGCACGCCGCTCCGCTTCGGTGGCAAGCAGCTTCGCGTCAGAGCGGCGCGTCTTATCCCAATCGAGCCAGCCCAGGTGATCGTTGATCCATTTCGCCTCGCCGGCGCGCTGGAGCTTCAGGTAGTCCTGGTGCTGCGGGACATGCCAGTTCTCCAGCTCGCGAATTGAGCCGCCTACCATGCGAAAGAGCTTCACGGCGAGCTGGTGCGCGTCCCTCCATGCGTCAGCGAGCGATTTCGCTTCGGCGTCGGCGGTGGCTTCACCGAACACTTCGCGGATGATCTTTTCGAGCCCCGCCTTGGGCCGGACGATACCGGCGTATTTCGGCTTGTACTTCGCAATCAGGCCGTCGATCGTCGCGTGAAGCAGCCCGAGGAAACTCTCTTTGAGCTGGGCGTAGGACGCATAGGGGGCCTCGTCGTAAGGACCATCAAAGAGCGCGCGCCATGACCGGTGCTTGGTTCCTTCGATCCGCCACTGGTTCATGTCCCGCCACGCCGTGAGGTTCGCCGTGAGCTGGTTGATCTTGCGCCGCTTCGCCTCGCGGTTCTCGATCGCAAGGCTTTCGGTGGCTTCGTCCGCCGCTCTGGTCGCGGCGTCCATGCCGGACATGCCCTTGGAAATGTATTCGTCGCGAAGGTTGTTGAAGCGTTCTTTCGCCTTCTCGAATTGCGAGGGTTTCAGGGCTTTAGCTTCGACCGCCCTCTGGAGACAGGCGAGGAACGGGATAGCGGCGTTAGTCATCGGCGTGGCTCCGTGTGCGAGGGGTTTGCGGTTGTCAGCTCTGACGGCATGGCGTCAGGGGGATATCCGGGTACCGAAAAGACCTTGCGGCTGCGTTTGACGCGACCGGGGTAAGGTCTATCGTCGCAGAGCAAGTGCCCGCGCTTCACAAGGCTCCAGGCGCTATCCATGATGTTGTTGCGGAAGCGCTTTCGCTCAGCCTCGCTCTTGCCGGGGTAACGCTCAGCGATGACGATGTTTGCGAGGCTTAGATCGGCGTTTCGGGCCGGTACCAGAGGCGTGCCCTTTCGGTCGTACCGATCAACGCACTCGATTATGTCTCTTTCGAAAGCAGTCGGCTCCGATTTCGCGGCCACCGAGAAAAACCCATCGCTATCCTCCAGCGTAGCGTTTACCGGCTTGCGCCGGCCGTTCATTTTTGTCGTTACGAGGTAGGCGACGGACCTATCGTTAGGCTCTTTGGTAAGATTGAGTACCGTGCGCGGTACGTTTACCCAGGCGGTGGACCCTGACGGGCGTCCATCGTCCGCTTTCGACGTATGAGTGAGCAAAATAATCGCGATGCCAAGCTCATAGGCTTTACGCGCGAGGTAGCGGAGGAAACCGGAAACCTGTTCACGATAGTTTTCCTCACCGGAATAAAACGCTGCCGCATTATCGAGGATTAGAAGCTTAGGGTTTCGACCAAGCGCCCGGTCCATCTCAATCGTCTCGAAGATTTTGCGTGCAATCTTGGTCTCGCCCGGTTGGCGGCCCGCAATCTTGCGTCCGTCGAAAAGCGTAAGGTCCATGTCCAGGGTGGAAACGTGATAGGCCCGATCACCGGCCGCAGCGGGCTCAATGCCGAGCCCTTTGCAAATGTCATGCGCCCGGATTGGCAGGTTTCTCTTTTCGTCATCTTCAGCGTAGAGGCCATAGGACAGGCACGTGCCGGGGGTGTGCATTCCGAGAAACGGAACGCCGGCTGCCAAGGCGTATTGGAGTTGGAGCCCGAGCTGTGTCTTTCCTACGCCACCTTCGGCATTGAGGACTGAAAGGGTCCCCACCGGAAAGGTTTCGTCGCAAAGATATTCCGGCTCAGGTATGTCAGCCCGCGCCGGCAGATTGTGCGAGCCAAAGCGATGCAGCCAAGGGGCCGGCGCGGGAAAATCCGCCGCGTTCAGCCCCTCGAAAGCTATCCTGATCCGCTCGCGTTCCGTCTTGATCCAGCCGGCATCAGTGTCGCAGCCAACCGGCTGCTGCCGATAGGCGTGGGCATGCTCCACTTTCCGCAGGAGATCGTCATAACCCCACCTGGGGACGCATCGGGGGTCGTAATACTCGAACATCAGGTCCGTGGCTGTCAGCACGTCAAGACCGAAATCAAAGAGCCGAGCAGCCACGAGATAGGTTTGATTGTCGCCGCCGGCTCCCTGAATGGCTGGATCAGCGGCTTTCAGGTATGCTATCGCGCGAGCGCGGTCCTTATCTGTCATATCGTAGCAGTCGAGCCTGCGTACGCGCGGGTCGCGAGTAGGCTTGGCTGCTAGTCGTTCCGGGAGGAACGGCGGTGCGTCAGCGATTTTCGTATCGGGGCTGACGACAACCTCATATCGTTTCCCTTCAAGGATCGAGCCCGGCCCGACGACATATCCGCCAGCGCTCCTGATATCGACGCCATACGCAAGAACGTTGACACCGCTCTTTTTGGGCTCGCCCTTGTAGTAGCGATGCAACCCGCCACTCGGGGTCCGAACAGCAAACGTCTCAACGTCGCGGCCATCGGCAATTGTGCGCCACTCGGCCTCGCCCCTCTTGGCCGGAACCGGGGTGCCATCCTTGCGGGTGGTGGCCGGTTTGTTGTCGAGGTCCACAATGATGAGGCCGGAAGGCTCGGCCGCCACCGCGTAATTGCAGTCAGCGTGGGCGCTATCGTTCAGCCATTGCTGAACTTTAAATGGGTCGCTGGTCGCGCGATGTTGCCATTTGGTCCAACCGAGTAATGGCTCTTTGCTGTTCGGCGCGAGCGGAAAAACGCGGAGCGACGGAAAGCTCTCCAGTAAGTCGAGCGCATGGGCCAACGGTGGCTTCGCATCTTGCGCGGCGGAGCCGGCGCTATCACTTGTCGAGTGCATGGCCGGTTTGCCCTTCCGAGCCAAAAGCAAAAGGCCGGCGCGCTGCATTCGAGGGAAGCGCGTCGGCCGTTTTCTTGTAGTGACGATCCGCTGTCCCCTGGAACCGGGGCCAGTCCTTGCGCCAGTCGCGCGCGACGCCTTCAAGCCGGTCCTCGATCCATCGCCTGACGGACACACCGCTCCAATAGAGCTTGGCGCTTTGATCGCTGTAGTCGATCGGAGGGGGAAAGCGGCCATCATGGAGACGGCGCCACAACGCCGAGCGGGAAAACCCGCTGACGGCGCATACTTCCCTGACGGACAGGAGAGGCTTGGAGAGTAAAGCCGCTGTGTCGGCGGCAATGATCGGTGGCGACATTGCGAAGGCCCTCGGTGAAATCCGGGGAGTGGCCTTCGTGCCTGACGATCAAACTATGCTAGCGGGGAGAGAAGCCCGGCGACGTGCATGTAATGAGTGGCAAGGAGAAAACAAGCGGCCCGGACGCTTCTACCGGATCAGCGAGCAGTTCTCGGCCTCGTAGTCTCTCACGGCGGGCGCTTTCCCGACATAGCGGACACCGTGGCTTACCGACTGCCATAGAACCCCAAGTCTGAAATCGAGCGACGGCGCCGGTGGAAGTTCGACGAAAAGAAGGTCAGGCGGGATTTTCGTCCAATCGACGCCCGTCACCTTCCCGGCCACCTCGTCCGATACGAACCGACTAAGCAGAGAGTAGCCGAGCTGGAACAGTCGGGCGCCCTCAGATCGATCCTGCGCCATGTTTGCAAAAATCGCGCATCTCCAGCTGGCGATCCCGCGTCCGCCCAAGTCCACGTAGTCCGGCCGATCGTCAGCCTGAGCGGTGGCCGGCGACCACAACAGCAAGATCAGGGCGGCACGAGTAAATAGCGTCACCGGTGATCCCTCCATTCCGCACACACTTTTAGCATGGTCAGCCGAGCGTCCGTGAATGGGGTCTAGGAGCCACACAGAGCCCCGCTGACGCGATTTTCAATGTCCGAGGGTGTGTGGACATGGGTCAAAATCGCGACTTGGCGGAATTGTGCGGTTTTCAGCGAGTTCCAGCGGCGTACCGAACTAGCGTTGCGGCCCAAGCTCTATTGAGCAACGTCCAATTGCGAAACTAACAATTACTTGCGATAATAGAGTATTGTTAGAGCATGCTTACTGATGTACTCTCATACTGTCATCACCCCAAAGAAAGGGAGATAGCAAATGAGGGGTTTTGCTTTGACGTTGCCAGCGTTGACTATTGTTTGGCGGGGCTGGCGCCGGTTCTGGGTTGGTGTCTGTGACTACCGGCCGGTTGGCCTGCCGTTCGTTGTGGTCGGATTGGGCTTGCTGAGTATGAGCGTCGCGACTGCCCAGGAGTTCGGGGCTGTCAGAGGGGCTGAGTAAATCCCGGCTGGTTCCAGGGTGTGCATGTAGAGAGGGGGCCGGTCGCTTCGCCGGCCCTTTCTCTTTCCTGATCGGTTGGACGGGTACAGGAGCGCCCCCCGGCGGAAGCCCCTGGGCCGGGGACGCTCTCCTACGTAGTAGGAGCAAGAGTGTCCGCTAAAAGAGTGTCCACCGGAAAATGGCGGAAGACCGGGCAAATCGCCTGACGGTGGAAGCTCGCGGAAGCTTAAATCGGAAGCTAAGCTTCCACCAGTCAATTCCGGGCGCGATTGCGCCATTTCCAGCGGTTGGGAAGCTTCCGATTTGGAAGCTTGCGGAAGCTTATCGGAAGCTTCCCGGTATGAATTTTCTATGCACTTTGACGCGCGTAAGGGACCGCCGCCCAACCCGTCAGCGGGCCGGCAGAGGGGCGCCCCCTGGTCCGTCCCGTCAGCTCGCCGGGGCAGTGTCCCGAATGCGAATGATTGTACGGACCCCAACTTTCAGCTCACGGGCGGTCCGAAGAATGCCGTGGCCGGCTGACAGGGAGGCGCGGATCGCGGCAACCTTTCTCTTGTCGGTTTGCTCCAGGCGGCGCCGGCCTAGTTGAACACCTTCCGCACGCGCCCTGCCCAGCCCGGCCTTGATCCGCTCCTGGATCACTGCCCGTTCAAACTCGGCAAACACCCCGAGCATCTGGAACATGGCGCGGCCGGACGGGGTAGAAGTATCGAGCCCTTGTTGGTCGAGGTACAAATCAACCCCCTTGGCGTGCAGCTCTGTCAGCACTGACAACAAGTCTGTCAGCGAGCGACCGAGCCGATCGACTGACCAGGCAGCCACCAGGTCAACCTCACGGCGAGCAACAGCCTTCAAGAGGGCGTCTAGCCCCGGCCGGTGGTCGCGCCCCTTGGCACCGGAAATGCCGGCGTCTTCGAAGGTGTAGACGACGTTCCAGCCGTGTCGGTCCGCCACGTCTTTCAACTCCCGCCGTTGATTGCGGGTGGTCTGTTCCGTAGTCGAAACGCGAAGGTACAGCGCAACTCGGGGTGTTTTGCGTGCCATTGGCGTTGGTCCTTAGCCTGCCTTCCGTATTCCTTCCGCACCACAAGCGACCATACCGATATCATGTGATTTCGACAATAGAAAAAGCGTCGTTTGAAACCCAGCAATTCCGCCATTCAGTGAAGCCGCCAAGCGGGGGAGATTTCGACAATAGCGGTTTCATCAATGGCGGCGCCGAAGGTTGGCATGTCGATCCTAATGCCTACCTGAGCGAGACAGTTTCTAACGCCCAGAGGGGATCACGTGGCATTATTCGGGACAAAGCGGCCGGCGAAGATCGACACGTTGCGCGAGCGCCAAGCGGAATTGGCGCGTCGGATAGACGAGACGCGCGACACACTGGATGGCAGGCACGACGCAATCGCCTTGATGATTGCGGAAGGCGAAGACGCGGCGGCCGTCCTGGCGGTCCAACAAGAGGCGTCCGCCCTCGCCGGCGAGGTTGTGCAGCTCCAGACGCAAAGCGATCTGCTCGCCAAGCAAATAGCCGAGCGGGAGGATCAAGGCCGCGCGGCTGACGCGGACGGGCGCTGGGCCCGCGTCAAGGCGCTCCTGATACAGCGCGAGGCGCTGGTTGCGTCGCTGACGGACCAGATCAGCGCCGCCGCCGCTACGGCTACCCGGATTGCCGAGCTGGGGCGGCAGGCTTGGGAGTTGGCGCCATCGAAGCCGCGCGAAGGTGATCGGCAGCTAGGGTTCGACGAAACGGCGCTTGGGGCGCCGGCGCTGCAACATGCAATCCGGCTGGCGCTCTGGCGCGTCGGTTGGACCTGGGCCGTTCCCGACACCCCGCAGGAGGCGCAGCGATCCTACCTCATTCAGGACGCCGTGAAGGCCGGAACGGCATCGATGCTCGCGCTGAGGGAGGCGCTTTAGACATGACCGAAAGTATCTTGGACACTGAAGCCGCGAAGCAACTTGTGGAGCGTGATCGGCACAACGCGGCCGGCGAGCTGGCGGCGGCTGGCGCGATCAACGCCAACCTGACGGCGGCCGGCGTTGATGTTTCCAAGGTCGATTATCGGAAGGCGTTCACGGCGCCCGACGATCCGGCCGCAGCACAGGCTGAGCTGACAAGGCTCCAGGGCGACAAGGCGTTTGTCGATAGTCTCTTCGACCATGCGCACCCGCTCCACCGCGCGAACGTGGCGCTTCGGCAAGTACTCTTGGACAAGGCTACCGGCGCCCCGGTCGAACCCGAGCCGACTACAAGCGGCCCAGAGCGCTACACGGTCAACCGGGAGGGCTTCAAAGCGGAGGAATGGGACAGCGAGGCGGAAGGCGTCTTCCGCGAGGTAGCTGACGCACTCGGCTTCGATCAGGCCGGCTTTGATCAGGTCGTGTACGCCTGGAACACGGTGGCCCGCCAGGCGCCTTTGGAGCCGGCCGCAATCGAGAGTGCGACGATCGCATGCGCCGACGCTATGGCACGGCGCTACGGCGATCGGCTGCCGGCCATGCGGGCGGCCTTTGACGAAATGCTCGGCTCGCTGTCCCCGGATCAGCAAGAGGCGGCGCGCTACCTTCTCAACTCCAGCGGCCTGGGTTCCAGCATCCCGTTCGTCAGCATAGCTTTGGAGCGTGCCGCCGCCTGGAAACAGGCTCGTGCCGGCGCGGCGAAGCGGTGAGCGAAGGACGGGGAGGTGTGGGGGGCGGCACCCCGGACGGCGAGGCTGACCGCCGTGTGTCGCAGTCGCCCGCTCAAACACCTCTCGCGCGCGAGCCCGATTTTGCATCGGCTCTTAGCGGGCTTCGCGCGAAGCACGCGGCGTTCGTCGTCGCGTATCTGGCGACTGGCAACGCGACCGAAGCCTATCGCCGTGCTGGCTATAGTACGCGCTATGCGTCACGCCTTGCTTACAAGCTTGTCCATCGTCGGGACATTGCTGCCGCGATAGAGGCTTGCCGCGCCATCAAAGCGCGTGAAGCAGAATACACGTTCGACAAGGCGAGCGCCGAGTTGGACGACGCAGCTTCCTTCGCGCGCGCGACTAAGAACGCGATGGCATTCGTCCGCGCACGCGAACTCAAAGCGAAGCTCTGGGGCCATCTAGTCGAGCGCCAGGACATTCGCGCGCAAGGTGACGTGATCTTCCGTTTCCCCGAGCGCCATTCCGAGCCAGCCGCGATCGCCGATCAATCCGGGGAGCCGTCGTGACGCATTCGTCAACGATCGACATTGACTACAAATTCGCCGGGCCGACGATCGCGCGCTTTCATCGCAGCTCCGCCTTTGTGCGCTGCCTGATGGGGCCGTTCGGATCGGGGAAGTCGGTCGCGTGCGTCATGGAGTTGCTTTGGCGCGCCGCCGAACAGAAGCCGGCGCCGGACGGGAAGCGTTACAGCCGGTTCGCGATCATCCGCAGCACGTATCCCGAGCTGCAAACGACCACGCTGAAAACGGTTCAAGCATGGGTTCCACCCGCGCTTGGCGTCCCCCGGCTCCAGCCGCCAATGACATTGCATATCCGCAAGGGCGACATCGATTGCGAGATTTTGTTTCTCGCGCTTGATCGCGAAGACGACGTTCGGAAATTGCTTTCGCTCGAACTGACTGGCGCCTGGATCAACGAGGCCCGCGAAGTTCCCCGCGCGGTCTTTGACGCCCTCACCGGTCGCGTCGGCCGGTATCCGCAAATGAGCATTGGCGGCCCTACCTGGAGCGGGGTGATCCTGGATACGAACCCGCCCGATACCGAGCATTGGCTGTACCGCGCATTTGAGGGTGGGGACACTCCCCGCGATTGGGAGCTGTTCAAGCAGCCAAGCGGTCTTTCTCCGGAAGCGGAGAACGTGGCGAACCTCCCGCCCGGCTACTACCAGCGCCTTGCGGCCGGAAAGGACCCTGATTGGGTGCGCGTGTACGTGCACGGGGAATACGGCTTCGTGCAAGAGGGTTTGCCGGTGTTTCCCATGTGGCGCGATAGCGTTCACGTCTCGCCCGAGCCCCTGGAACCGATCCCTGGATTGCCGCTGCTGCTGCTTGGGGCTGACTGGGGCTTAACCCCGGCCGCTGTGTTCGGACAGCGGCTTGCGGATGGGCGGTGGCACATAGTTGACGAGTTTGTCACCGAGAATACAGGCGTCATCCGGTTTTCCGAAGCGCTCACCGCCTACACGCGCTCGCGCTACCCCCTCAATGAGGTTGCAGCGGTTTGGGGTGATCCGGCTGGCAACGTGCGCAGCCAGAACGATGAGCGGACCGCAATCGAGATAATGCGCGAGCATACCGGCTGGCGCGTCCGCCCTGCCCCCTCAAACGAGTGGACAATGCGGCGCGAAGTCGTGGTTTCAGCGCTCAACCGGATGGTCGATGGCCGGCCGGGGTTCCTGCTTTCGCCACGTTGCAGAGTGCTTCGGAAGGGCTTTAGCGGAGGGTATCATTATCGGCCAATCCGCGCGTCAGTCACCGGCCGCTCATACGATGACAAGCCGGTGAAGAATGAGTTCAGCCATCCTCACGACGCTCTCCAGTACCTTCTACTTGGTGGTGGCGAAGCCGACGTAGTGATGCAGCGCGTCAGGCGCCGCGAGCCCCGCGCCGAGCGCTTCGCACAAGGTTCCGATTACAGCCTGTTCGACCACAGCAGGGACGCTGACAATGATCATCCAAGACACTCGGCCTCGCGACGCCAGCGGCAAGCTACTCTATCCGCCCCTTGGTGAGTGCCCGATCTGCGCCGATCCGGCATATGAGCTGGATGACCTGAACGACATTTGCTTTCGCTGCGAGGGAGTTTGGCGCCCGGCGCCCGTCTATGCGTCGGTTGCCGTTCAGAATTGGCGTGACTGCGGGGCCTGTCGGGGTTTCGGCCACCACGGCGATATCGACGTGCCTTGTGGTGTTTGCGAGGGCGTGGGGTACACGACTAACGACGCCCCCGCAGTGGGACCCCAACTGCGACCCCAAGAAAAAGTGCTATCGCCATCATATTGAGAATTAACGGAAACCAAGTATTCGATCTGCTGATAAACTGTCACTAGTTGACTAAACCTCTTGTATTATTTGCACTCCGCTGCGATTATTGAATTGGCGATATGCCAACGCAGCAACGCAAGGAGAATTTCCACATGGGAAAGCGCCGGAGAATGAAATTTCGGGACCTTCGCGCGAAGATTTACCCGGAAATCGAAGCCGCAATCAGCGATGCAATCGACGCAATCGACGCGCGGATATTTGCGCTGGAAGAACGTTACCGTGCTACGTCCGGCGGTGATGCACCGCCGCTGGATTTGGTCTGCGCCGCCAGTGAGGAAGCGGATTGCAGCCTCGCGCTTCTGATCCGTGGGGTACTCCCGGCCGTCCTTAACCGTCTGCCGGCCGGGTAATACCGCGAGGACCTGTTTGTCTGTAACGTTCAGGCCCCCCGGGCTAGGATGTTTCGGGGGGCCTTTTGTTTCGGGGAGCTGGTCTGCAAATGCAGATTTTCAACGCATGGACACCGGAGCGCGCCGCTCGGTTGCCCTTGGATGAGAAGACAGTGAGGTATGTCCTTTCAGCCGCGCTGAAAGCAATCACCATCCACCTCTTGGTGGCGCTTGCAGTGATGTTGGTTGTTTATCGGCTGGCCGCCGCATCACACGGTCCCGGCGCCATGCTTCTGTACGGGATTGGTGGAATAGTTGCGTTCTACGTGCTGTTCGCCCTGGTGGCGCTGTTTGCCCACCTAAGGACACGGAGTTGGGCCCTGCGCGATATCCGCGGAAACACTAGCGATCCCGCCACCTTCTGGCTCATACATCGCGACGTATTTCCTCCAGCTTGGAAATAGGGATGAGCGAGACTATGGGAGTGTCCATTTTCCGTTGCGCGTCATGCCGGCTCTGGCATAGCGCGGGCGGCCCCCTCTGCGATCTGGGGTGATGAGCCTAATATCCCTGATTGGGGGGGGGCGTCCCTATTGTTTCGTCCCCGTGGGCGCCGCCCGGGCCATTTCGATCTGGTCAACTAGCGCACGGCTTACGGCTGAGGAAGGATCGGCTGGTTGCAGAGGGTTGATCCGTGGTCTCGCTCATTAGCTGTTCCTTATTCCGCGCGTCGGCCCGGCCTTTAACACCGAGCAAGGTTCCGTCCCCCCCCCAATAGAACTACTGTCTAAGCCCCGTCAGTGAGAAGGTGGTATTGTCCGCGTCACAGGAAGGGAAACAGGGGGCGACCATGCGTCAAAACCTTTGCTGGCTTGTGATGATATCGTCAGCGGCCGCATTCGTATCCACCGCCGACGCCGCTGACCAAGCAACGGGCGGTGGTCAGGTCATCTTGCTCTCGGCGGATGAGAGTGATCGCTTCGCGGGCGGCCAGCTGAGCTCCTGTGAGGTCAATTACACCGTGGCCTTCCAGGATTGGATTTACCGCAACGGCGCGCCGGTGGTTTTAAGGGGCTCAGTGGCGGTTACAGCGGCCGGGAAGAAGGGTGCCTTCATATCCCTTAAGGCCACACCGTTTGACTACGACGGGGACAAGCTGACGGTGGCCCCAATCGACTACGCCTACCTGTCGGTGCGCGGCGTTTCGTATTCGTCAAAGGAGTACGTCAAATTCCCATGCGAGGACGGCGGCTTTTGCTCGGCCTACTCGCTGTTCCAATACCCGGACCTGTCAGATTTCACGAACGGATTTTCGATCAGTTTTAATCGCAAGGCCGGCGGCTCAGACGTTGAGGTTCCAATCAACTTGCTACGAGACAAACCGGAAGCCTACGCTGCGCACGCGAAGTGCATGGTCCGTCTCCTCGACATCATTAAGGAGAACCTGCCCAAATGATCACGCCAAAAAGGTTTGCCAACCGGCAAGAAAACGCTAAGCAACTCAATGCATACCCTTGTCGGCAGCGGTGTTGCTAAGCCATTCTAGCGTCTGGTTTCTCCCGCTTCCGTAGGGAGCGCCAGCGACCTTCGCGGCCGAGCGCCGTCGCCAAGCCGGTAGCCGCATCAGGACC